TTCTTATTCTAAAATTATATTCTTCTGTGTCATTAGCTCCGCCGTCAAAGTCAGCAAGACAATTTACTCTTATAATATAACCCTTGTATGCTTTATTAAAAGTATTTAGATTTGAAGGAAAAACAAATTTATCATTTGTTTCATCTAAAAAATTTGTAATAGTGACATTTGAAGTATCTTTTAAATCAAAATAAGTTTCTTTCTTTAAAGACTCATTAGCTTCTGTTAATAAAGTTAAAAGGTTTAAATCATTGCCAGGATTTACGGTTGTATTTAAACCAGTTTCAGAGCATAAAGTGGCAAAGCTTTGTAATTGTTTAGCTTCATTAATTTTTAAAGGTGATGTATATTTATTATCTATTGTTCCTGCATCTGTTTCCCCTTGACTAGCAACAGAGCTAACATAGACAGAATTAGCCAATTTAGTTGGTGTTAATATTTTTGTATCATCAAGGCCTGCATCTGTTTCTGCTTGCGTTGCTATTTCTGCAATACCTGCGTCTGTTTCTGTTGCTTGTACTGGAGTTTTTAAGTCGCCTAAAAACTCCCAATTAGCAATATCAGTCAAAGCATTGCCCGTGTTATTGTCTGTAATTGATTTATAAATATTTGTTGTCCCGTCTTCTTTTACTAAGCTGTTCTCGTGATATTCTGTGCTGCTGTCCCATACTGCAATACCTTCTTGAAATAAATATGAAAGCTGNCTTGTNTTTACAAAATTAATCCCATTAAATTCTTCTTNNGTTGGTCTTCTTGTTCCTCCAATTGAAGCACTTGCCCAACCTGCCTCATAAGCAGNTAAAGATTGCACGGTTGCAGGGTCGCTGGTTAAAGTNCCNCTTGCTGGTGAGTTTGNTTGTGCCGAGCCAAAAACCCCTATNGCTCCGCCATTTACTCCAAATAATTTTTGATATACTCTTGTTAATTTTGCCATAATATTATAAATTAATTACTTTTTCATAAGTTAAAGTTTCGCCCTCTTTTGTGAAGCCGTCTGTATAATTAGTAAAACCAGTCGTTAGATTTGACTGAGTCGTCCTTTTGTAGTTAGTAAAACCAAAAAACTTTTTATTTCTTTCAATAATACCTTCTAATTTTACCCCCATTGGTCGTGGTAAAATGTTTTTTGTTGCCGCTATAACTGCTATATTTCTATTAGCACCGCTGACAAAATAGGATATTTTCATATTTTGAGTATCACTCATAATAACATCTTGCGCAAAGAAAGTATAAAGGCCGTCATCAATAGAGCCGTTGCTATGATCTGAATTATTCTGAACAATCTTTAATTTTAATATTGTTCTGTAATCGTCATCAGTTAAAGACTGAGCGCTTGAGCCGTTAGTATAATTTAAAAAGCCTCCACTATCAGAATTAAAATTGGCATAATCAGTAAAGCCTATTGCTGTGTCTGTGTTTACTGTTGCATAAGTGGACATACTAAAAAAGTTGCCTCCTGTAATATCAGTATAAAACCTATTAGCTCCGATATATTTACCTAATACATCAAGTTGTTTACCGATTGCAGTTTCTAAATCATAGCCATCTAATACTTGACTTGCTATATTATCGCTTAATGTAGTTCTAACAAGTAAATCAATAGTTGCCTTTGCTTTCTCTTTATTCTTATATTGAATAATTAGTAAGTTTTTATAATATTCTATTGTATTTTCTAGGTCTATTGCCATTATAATATACTTATTGTTATTCTTGCATTATCAACGATCCATTTTTCTTCTAGGCTTGCTACTTCTAAAAAGTCAACCCAAGATACGCCATCATCTGATATTTCAACATTTAAAGGCACACCACCGCCCGAGCTGTCATTAATTCCATTTAAAGCAACTTGTGTTATGCTTGAAGTTTCTGCGGCCTCGCCTATTGTAAATGTTAGATTGTCAGTTATATATTGCTTGATTGCCTCTTCATCAAAAGCTTGTCCTGATATTGTTCTTTTTATATCAAACCTAATATAAAGCTCTTGAGATAAAGGTCTATCAAAAGCCGCTTGAAATATACTGCCGTTTATAGTTGTTATATCTACTGTTACGGCTCCCTTCATTCCTGCCCCTGCGTTTTTAGTGGTATATATAACATCAGCTATATCAGTATTAGCACCACCTTCACAAATAGCCCAAATTGAGTGCGCTGGTATTCCGTTAGTATCTGTAACATCTGTAAAGTTTTCATAAACCCTAACATCAGTCACGCCTGCAACATCACTTAATAGGCCAGTTAATCCATCAATAAAGCCCTTTGATCTATTGGCGCTCGATCTTGTCGCTCTTAATCGTAAGGTTGAGTCTTGCTCGCCATCAAGTCCAATTTCTAAAGCTCCTGTTGGATTGTTAATGTTTGTAATGCCTAAAATAATAGTTATTGGATTTGTTATTGTGTTTGGCGTTGTTGTAATTGAGCCTAAATCTTTTGCCCTAAAAGTTAGATTATAAGTTCCAGCACTAGGAGCATTAAAAGTATCAAGTAATATAAATTCAATTCCTGCATCACTTGCCACCGTGTATCCTGTGCCGTCTGGATCAGTTGCGGCCGCGTCAAGTCCTTCTAGTGTCAAGGCTCTATCTGTTGTGATTTCTATTTGTTGCTGTGTAAATGTCGCGCCTTGCCTTGTAATACCAAGCAAGCTAACTCTTTGATCCAATACAACGCCTATCGCCTGCTCTAAGTCAAAGCCTGAATTGATTTGTTTTAATACTTCTAATAAATCAAATATGTTTTGCGCTGATATGTTTATTTGTTGGCCGTCTGGTGTATTGCTTGCAACATTGATATCATTACCATAAATTACTTTATAACCATCTTCTAAAGCCGTTATAATTTCCTGTAAGCTGTCTATTGTTAGGCCGTTTGCGTCTAATATACTCATACTGTTATATTATTTGTTATTGTTTCGTTAGAATATATAGTAGTAATACTATAAGTTAAATTTAAGTTTCTACTTGTGCTTTTATAATCTAGGCTCAATTCTGTTACGCCTGTTATTCCTTCTGTTTGTAAGATTAAAACTTTTATGTCTTCTTGTAATTCTTTTCTATTATTTGAGCCTATTCTATTATACCAATCAATGCCACCTTCCACATTAAAAAAGCAGTCTCCTACCCATTCTTTTAGCCTGGTTTCTAAATCTTGAGTTAATGCTAATAGGTTTCTTCTATACGAACCAATACCATTGCCAAAAGTCCAGTCACCGTCTTGATCTATTGTTCTAATAATCATTATTTTAAAAGCCCCCCGATTCTTGAAGTTAAAGCAGATAAAGCCGAAGCCGTGCCGCCGTCTATTGGTAAGTTTCCTGAAATAGGGTCAACAGTTTTTAGATTGGTTATAATATTGACAAGTTCTTCTAATATTGATTTTAAGTCGTCTGCTGCGTTCTTTAATTCTAATTTATCATCTATGATGATAATTCCGCCGTTTTCATTAGTCAAGCTAATTTTTGCGCTATCAATAGAAATTTTATTATTTAAATAATTCAGCTCTGTTGCTAGATTATTATAATCAGATATTTTATTTATATCACTTCTAATTCCAGGTATTATAACACCGTCTGAAAAATCGTGCGTCCTGTTTGTGTTAGGCCTTTGCACTAATCCGCTTTCAAGCCAGTTGTCTAAGTCTCTATCGTTAAAGCATATTAAGCAAGGGTCACCGTTGTTAATAGGAGTAGTTAAGCCTCCGTTAATATTTTTAGGTATCATAACCGGACAGTTTTCAAGTAATGGCATATCAATCAATTCTTCACTTGATATCCCTGTTAATTTTACACTTTTGTCAACTAAAGACACATTCGCAAGCTGCTTTATTGGATTAAAAGATTGTATTACTCCAACCCTGTGACAATTAAGATTAAAGTTTACATTCTTAATCGTGTTTAAAAATAAGTCTGCTTGATCTAATTTTGCTAATTGTATTGTCATATTATATTCCTTTTAATTCTCCTTGTAATTTATCACCAATATACAGCTGAAGATTTGTTGTTAAATCGCCGCCTACTGCTCCGGATATTGTGCCTTGATGTTTTAGGCCTATAACTTTATATTGTCCGTCCCATACAGGATTGACGCTAGATTTTACCTCTATTAGTTGCTGTATTTGTATTCTAGGCTCAAACATTAATGTAATATCAAGAATACTACCTTGCCTTCGTGGCGTTCCTATTAGGCCGCTTTTTGTTGTGATTAAAGGCACAAAGGGCGTTTTAATATATTCATCAAGATTCATTAGGTTTATTTTGCCTAAATCAATAAATACTTTTTCACTAAAATATCTATTTGTTAATAAATAAAAAGCATTGCCGTTTAAGGTAGCGCTAGTTTTTATATTGCCTTTTATATCCCCAACCTTGCCAAGTGTTACATCGTCAATTCCTGATACTACTTGTTTAAATAAATCTACTAGACTTAATCCACCCGCAAAAGTTTTGGCAATATTTGAATTGTAAACACCAATCCCGCCATCTTGCGCGCTAATATAAGTTATCACATTGCTTCCTTCTCTATATGAATCCGCTTCCAATATATAGCCTTGAAATATTACCGACATTTCACTGTCTTTATTTAAAGCCGTTTCATATCCTGCTTGTAATATAATGTATTTTCTATCTGTTATATCGTTTAAATTAGTTCTAGATTTAAAAATTAAATTCCTATTTTTTAAAGATAGATTATAAATTTTAATAACTGCAGAATTTAAACTTGAGGCACTATTGCGTTGCACATCAAATTCTATTGTTAAAGGGCTTCTAATAATTAAAGCCTCTTCATCGTTTACTTGGTATGTTAATTTAAATCTTCTATTAAATTTTTGTATAGTCATTAATTATTATAAAATTCTTGTTCTATGTCTACAACATCGCTTTCATTAAGCAAAAACATTGATACTCTACCCGTTGAAAAATCATCTACAAATATTGGCTCGCTTCCGTCATTAGTGATAGCGCTTAGTCCGAACGGCAATTGATTTTTATAGTTTCTTAACATATTGGCGCTAGTGACCACCCTTGCATTGTTAATAATTATTAAATCATCATAATTCAAAGAATAGAACCACCCTTGATTTACATCGCTATATTGCAATTTTAACTCAAAAGTCTCGTTAGCTTCTGTAACTACTGTAAATTTTTGATTTGGATAATCTGTAATTTCTGTAATTTGTTTCATATTATTGTATCAATGATTTAATAGTATTAAGTCCAGATTCTTTTAAATTCTTTAAAGTTGAAGCAAGCCCAGTCGCCTGCCCTTGGTCTCTTTCCTCTGCTTTCTGATTTTCTGCTCTGCCTTGTGATTTATTTTTTTTAGGATCAAAAGAAGCGAATTCAGTTGATACCTTCCTAAACTCTTTTAAAGTGATTGTAAAATCCATTATATACTTATTGTTATCTTGAACCGCTATAATGTTTTCTATTGCTAAATCTGGTATAAAGCCAAAAGGCGTGTCAATAGATACTAATTGTTTACCATCTCTTAAAGCTACAAAAAAGTTATAGGCCTTTGCTTGCTCTGTATCTGGTGGATTTAATTGTTTATATGCTTGAAATAAATTGATACCAGCCTCTACTGATTCATCTACTGTTTGCGCTGTTGACTCTTTCTCGCCTGTTAATAGATTATTTACTTGTTTTGCGCTATTTGTGACAATAGGCAAGTAGCTATTTAAAGTTGTTAGTTTTTCGCCTATCTCTTGAAATTTGTTTTTTTCTGCTTCTGGCTCTGTTTTTAACTCTCCAACGAATCCTCTTAAGGTATACATTTTAGCAGGTAATGCAATATGGTCTTGCCTTGTTGAGTTGTCATCAATATAATGATCTGTAATGTCTGATCTAATTTCTGCTTTTTGCTGTGTAAAAATATCAAATTCAAAACCTGCAATCCCCAATCTTGCAACTGGTGATACTACATACTTACTAACTAAATTGTTTAAATTTTCAGTATTCTGAATTAATTTTTCTTGTGCTGATACATTTTCTTTTGTCATAATTTGTAGCTTTTTTTTTACTTTTTATTTTTTTACTTGATTTTTAATTTTTATTAATTATTTTTTAATTTTTATTAACTTTAAATTTCAAATAAAATGAAAAACATTATTTATATTATAACTATCTTTTTTATCTCTTCTAACTCTTCTTTTGCTAGTCCTCCTGATTCAATAGAATTAGGAATTAAATTGGCAAAAATTATAAACCCTAAAGCTACTATAACTAATAAGCGTTATGCTGCACTACTTAATGCTAAAACTAGTTGTAAAGATGCAACTAATCATTTTAAAGCTCCAAAACCTTATAAAATAAAAATATGTTCTACTAATAATATTACTATTGCCACAATACAAAACACTAAAACTAATAAATATGAAACTTATTCATTTACTGCATTAGATCTAGTAAATTTTGATCTTTAATTAAGGCCTAATATTAGACTCAATATTACTATTAATAAAATTAATACTTGATTGATCTCTTAAGGATTGTCCGCTTTCAATCGCTGTTCCTATATTTTCTGCTCCAGTACCTTGTATATTATAATTATTAGTATTATTAATACTTACTGGCGCTTGATTTTGTATAATGCCACCAATTGCTCCAGGAATTCCATTTGTTTGAAATCCAAGTAATGCATCACCAATTATTTGACCCGCTTTTGTTTCACTAAATTTTTCACCTAACTTCTCGCCAATCTCTGGCGCTTTTGCTAAGAAAGTTAAAGCACTAACTATTAATCCAAGCTGTGTAGCAAGAGCAAGAGCAGGAACTAGCATAATTTCCATTGCACCCGCTATCTTTCCAAAGTTTGAAACAATAGTCCCAACAGCTAAACCACCACCAAGTAATTTTATAATATCTGGCATATCTTTAAAAGCGTTTACTAAATCCCCTATTACACTATCACCACCCGCGCTAAATACTGCAAAATCTTCTAACAATAAAACAATTGCACCAAATCCCAACAAGAAAGGCCTGACAGTTAAAAGCAAGCCAGCCATTGCAGCGGTTAAAATTGTTATTCCGTTTTCTAGTCCTGATATCTTATTAATAAAGCCACTAACTAAGCTAAATGCTCCGCTGACTGCCTTTGTAAATACTGCAAAAGATTTTCCTATACCTGATATTAATTGTATTATGTTATCGCCGTTGTCATCAACCCATTTAAAGAATTGGTTTACTAGCTTGTCTAATTCCGGAGCTAGTTTTGCAACTGCTTGATCTTTTAAAGCAATAAATCGTAATTGCAGGCTTTTCATTGAAGTTCCTAGCTTGTCAATGTCTTTTCTTTGCTGACCACTTAAAAACATATTGTTAGAAAGTTTGTCAAATTCTTCCCTTGATAATCTTAGTATATTTATAAATTCCGGACTTAATCCTATTTGACTAATTAAATTAGTTGCAGTGGCCGCATTGAGGCCTTTTATATTTTCCCTGACTCTTTCTAATACTTCAAAAGCAGTTTTTGATTGCATTGGATCTACTCCTAATTGTGAAAATGGAGTAATGTTGCCAGAACCAAAAACAGTAATATCATTTATATTTTTTTGTAAATTGCCTATTGACTGCGCTACTTGATCTGCTGATAATGATAAATTGGCAAGCTGCCCTACTTGTTGTAATTTTTGTAAATTCTCAACGGCTAGCCCTGTTTGATTACTTAAGTTTTGTAAACTAACGACACCCTTTAAAGAGCTATTGACCAAAGTATTAAGACCAACAACAGCACCAGCAAAAGCAGCACCGACAGCAATTAAGTTACTTCTTAATTTTGTAACGCTGGCCTTAAACTCATCTAGCTTCTTTGTGTCCCCCTTTACTCCTAAATTGATAAATAATTCTCCTATACTAGCCATTTTGTTTATTATTTAAGTTCATATATTCGCTTTCATAATCATTACAAAAGTTTTCATAATGAAACATTTTTAAGACCCAGTCAACCGACATATTTTCTATTACTTCTGGATTACCCCCGCCATAACCCGCTTTAACCAATCTTAAAACAATTAAATCAGTATCCTGACAATCTATTTTAGTTTTTGGCTTTATATTATCACTTCCTGCCGTTACTTTTGTAACGATGAAAGAAGGGGACTGATAAAAGGCAATACATTAACCTTTAAACACATTGCAGCTATAAAATAATAGTCGCCTTGCGCCTCTTCGTTATCGTCAAAAAAATCTGTATTAATAGCTTTTCCATTCCAAGTACACCTCTTAAAGGCAATATCTAAAGCCTTGTTCAATTCTTCGCTTAAATCCAATTGTATTAAAACACTTATCAATTTATCTAAAGCGCCCGATTTAACCGCTGAACCCATTTGATCTTTATTGCCTGAAAGTAAATTAGAAAAATCAATATCAGATATTTTAATATTACTTGCTTTAATAGCACCCAAGACCGCCTTACGCAGTCTTGAGCTTTCTATAAATCTTAATTTATTAACTACCAATTCTTTTCCTGTTGGAGTTGTAAAAGTATTTGTCATTATAAGTTTCTAGATGAATTAGTAAACCTGATATTGTAAACTGATACGCCTTGTTCAATATCGCCTTCCACATTAGAAGTTGTTTCAACTCTTTTTGAGAAAGAGCCACCTGATAGAGCGTAAGTATCTTCTACAACATTTGAGATACCATCACCAATTCTTTTAACTATTGAGCCAGTCAATAAAGTAAAAGAAGGTAAATCAGCTTCCATAGTTTTAAACTTTGAATTTAACGTTTTATCATCGCTTGAACCTCTTAAAACTCTTATGCTTAATTCTGCAATCTTACCAGTTTCATTAAGAGCAATAATAGAATTACCATTTTTACCAGTTGTTGCTGAAGTTATATCATTTGGAAAGGTTAAAGTTCCAACGTCGCCATTAGCTAAGTCAACTAAGGGCAAGCCGTCAATTATGATTGAATCGTTTCCTGTTAATGCTATTGTCATTTTATATTTTATTTAAAGTTAATAATTAAGCTTCTATATTAATAATAATACTTGAAGAATGAATCGCCCCAGCTTCCTTGATTGCAATTTGCACTAAAGGCGCTTCCCTAGCTTCTCTTTCTGCTTGTGCTTGTTGTGCAATAGGCAAGCTATAAAGATAATAGCCGTTATCTTCTATATTTCTTATAAAGTCTTGCTGATTACCAAAAGTATCACCATTCCAAGATCCAGGAGCAACAACCCCAGCATTTACGCCTTGTATTAATGGCTGAGAAAGAGCCGCTTTATAAGCTGTCATTGATTGCTCTGTTTGTGGCCTTTTTGTATTAGTTTGTTTTAAGAAGTTAAACCCTGCAACTTCAACCGCTAATTTAATAAATATAGAATTATAAACAGAATCAAAGAATTTATTAGCACCATTTGAAATAACAACTGGCAAACCTTCAATAGAACCGTAATAATCAACACCTGCGGTTTCTGCTTTATCAAATATAGTTTGAGTAATTGCAGTGTCTGGCAATACATTTGCAAGAGCTTTTAATTGCATAGTCTGAGAAGTATTTGAACCGCTGAAATTTACACTAAATGCTCTGCCTAAATAAGCCGCTTTCATTAGGTTTGCTGACTCTTGACTAACTGAATAAAATAAAATTCTTGTTTTAGTTTGTGTAGCATCTTTAATAATTGAAGCAATACCAGTGGTAGGCTCTAAATCTTCCGTGCTGCATACATGAGCTAAGAAAATCATATCTCTAGTTTGAACGGTAGCAGCAACCGCAGAAATGGCCGCATCTTCTAAATCTAGATTTGTTATAAGTCCTGTATAGTTTACTTGCTCTTCCGTTCTTAAGATAGCATCTGATATAGTTTCGCCTTGTGAGTCCGCGCCACCTGTTGCAGTTCCAGCCGCTACATTGAATAACGATGCAACACTTAAATCAGTTCCAGAACCAGCAGGCAATTGCACTAAGTCAATAGAAGAAGAAGTACCAACCTTTTTAGAAGCTAGATCAAAGCCAGTAGCTTTTGCAGTTACTATAACATCAGTCAATTTTCTTTGTAAGATTGTTGCAATATCAGCTAAAGAGCTTGCATTAGTAAAGTTTAGGCCTGTTAAATCAACATTACTACCATTTAAAACAACTCTAATATCGCCATCAGCAATAGCTTGTAAGTTTGTTAAGTTAGCTGTAATATCTGTGCTTTCATAAATACCTTCTATTGCACTAATTGCATTTATCAAAGGTATAATAACAAGGCGGCCGTCACCAGTTAGAACATTTGGTGATTGTGCAAAAATGTTACTTGCCATTTTAGCAGTAACGCTATTAGTTCCATAATCAGTTTGAACCGCTGAGGCTGTAACATAAGTATTAAATTCATCAATGTTGCTAGGAGTTTCAGTAGTAAATATTGCAACACTATTTACATTGGCAGCAGGCAAACCCGCTGGAGTTCCTGTGATTGAAACATTAATGATATTTTGAATAGGTATAGACATAATTATTCGTTTTCAATTGAGTTATTAAAAGTATCATAAACAAGAGTATCTCTCACTTGATTATAATGTGCTAAAATATTAATATTTAGAGCAAATCTATTATACATTCCCTCGCCCTCCAAATCTGACACATTGACAAAGCCTTGTGTTATTGGAGCTATTTGGAAAAAATATTCTTCTTGTTTGTTTCTTGCTAGATCAGAATTTAAAGCCATAATTACTTCTTCTTTTCTTATTCTTGAGCTTGAGTCTTTGGAATAAACATTAATAGAATAGCTTTCTTTCATATTAATAGATAATTCTTGCTGTTCTGTGTCTGGATTAAATCTATTTACACTGCTATAATTTACTGAGTTATTAAAGCCTAAAGTTATAAAAAGACCAGATGTATTTGTAGGGTTAAAATTTTGATTATAGATATATATTTGATCGTCGTTTAATGTCATAAAATCTTTTATTATATCCCCTAAAATTAATATTGGCTCTCTATTCATAACTTTCCACTATATGATATTCATAAAAACCGTTACGATTATAGTCGTTTTTATCCATAACTTTATATTCTTTGCTATCAATTTCTATTTTATCATTAGTATTGATTGCTATTTCTGCCCTTGTATGTATCATAAACCATTTCCAGCTTCTGGTCTCAAGTGGCTTTATATTTATTTGTTCAGCTTTTAACGGCTGTATAACCCCCTTAAAATTGATTATTTCTTCTGTTCTAACATTTTGATAGTCAACAACGCTAGTAGTTATCTTTATAAGCTCTATTGGCTCTGACCAGCAATTTAAAACAAAATCAACTTTAGGCTGTCTCATAATTAATTATTTCTTTTTTCAACTTTACTAATAACGCTTCGCCTCAATTGACTACTATCAATCAATATCTGCGAGCTTCCTTTTCTTTTAGCAGTAGCCTCTGATATTGGCTGCCAAGTTCCGAAGCCTCCACTTTCAAAAGCTTCTTGTACTATTGACTCGCCAAAAACTCCGACTAGTTCTAATATCTTCTCTATCCCGTTCTCTTCATCAATATATTTATCTATTATCTGCTCTACCTTCTTTGTTAGTTCCTTTCCTTTTATAGTCAAAGGATCTAATAAAAAAGATCTGCGAGGCAATTTGCTAGATGGAACGCCAAATTCGTGACCCGCCCCAATATCTGCATTTGTTACGAGTGTTTCATCATTTGTTTCATCATCTCTTTTATTTTTATCACCAAATATTCCCAATTTAGCCGTCAATTTACTTTCTTCTAAATTTTTTCTTATCCTTTCCAAACCATCAATATTAAAATCAATTTTAACATTGGCATTAGGCATTAGTGCCTCCTGCAATAACTACCATATTTCCAATAGCTCTAGTTCTTATCATATCAATATATTTTCTGCCATAAGTAGTAGTCGCATAAAAAGCATAACCAGATTTTAAATAATAATCCGGTATTGTAGAGCTAACCGACACATTGCCAACGCTCTTGCTATTTACTAGGCCAGCATCAACATTCCCGCCAGAA